GTATAGAACTTTGGTATCTGCATTGAAAGCTTTGAACAACTTCTGGATCGATCCTTCTGTAACAGTAGACGGAACGTTCATGTATCCATTCTCTAATGTAAGAGTGGTTAGAACTTACGGTCTTGCTAACTCAGGAACTGGTTCAGGTTATGCAGTAAACTCAAACGACGCAGTGGTTCTTGGACCATCACGCCTAATGTTCTGGGGAACTGACTTGGTATCAGATTACTCAAGCTTCAAGCTATTCTACGTAGATTCAAGCGACGAAGTAAGGTTTATTTTCCGTGCAAAACTTGGCACAGCCGTAGTTTACCCACAATACTTCGTAACAAACTTCTAACCAACGTTTAAAACGTAACAAAAAAAAATTAAATTAACATGGCTTGTTCACAATTAACAACTGGTAGAAGTATTGGTAGCTGTAAAGGAATCGGTGGAATCGAAGAATTCTACGTTGCAAACAGTGATAATATCACTGCAGTAGGAACTACAGGTTCAGCAGAGACTTTGGCTATCAACTCTATCACAGCGGGTGCAACTGGTGTTTTCTACCAATACCCACAAATTCAAGAGACAAGCAACGTAACGTTTACACCAACTGCAAATATCCAGAATGCATCTCTATTCTATGAGATGATCGCTACTATGCAGTTTGCAAACTACGATGCTTCTCTTCGCTACATCGCTCAAACTTTGGGCGAAAATAACTTAGTAATTGTTGCTAAGTTAAAATCTGGAGAATACGTATACCTCGGCGAAAGCGGTGGTATGGATATCAACGGAGGATCTGGTCAAGCTGGCCAGGCAGCTGGAGACCTTAACGGTTTCACTATGGAATTCAGAGGAATTCAGCAAACTCCACCTAAGACATTAGATGCAACATTCGTAGCTTCTACGGGTTGGACTGATCTAATCAACTCTACCGTAGCCTAATTTTAGGCATCTCCATAGGTAAAAGGGGAAGACTTCGGTTTTCCCCTTTTTTATTCTTAGCGTTTTTTCGAAAAACATATTTATTAGTATATGATAATCTTAGACAACTCCCAATCATCCCAGACCATTCGACTAAGGTTAGGGGATAAGTTTAACCCCAATGGGGCAACACTTTCATTGGTATTGTATAGGATTGAGGAGGGAAACAAGGCTTATTCGTTTACTATCACCCCAACAATTACGGGTTCAGTTTATACCTTTACTATAAACCCATCCTCTCTACCATCTTCAGATTACAAAGCAGCAGTTCTTGAGGGACTACCAGATGTGGTATTTCCTAACTGTGAAATCTTAACCCCGATAACTATAGCCAGCGATTCAGATTCTCCGTGTGATCCAGCCCTATTGGAAGCGGAACTTACCTTCGATGCTTTACTGCTATTAGGTGATGTGGCAGATACAGTGATTTGGCAAACAAGAGCAAGAGTGGAAGGCACAACGAATTTCACAACAACTGCTCCTACAAACATAGAACCAACTTATACAGTTTATGAAGGATAATCTTAAAAATCCCAATGTAATGTTTCAGTCCTTTTCGGGTAAGGAATTGGTGATCCCAACTTATTCGGAAAACATCGTGAATGGTAAGGACTGGGTATACTACGGGAACGACAACCAATATCCTAACTTCTTAATTGAACTTAAGGACAAATCCCCAATACACTCAGCAATTTTAGAAAGAAAGATTTCTTACACCATGGGAGAGGGTATTCAGAACCCAGAATCATTCCCCATGTTCAAAGACAATTTGGATTATGAATTGGTGAAGTTATTGGATGACTACTTCCTAATGAACTCTTTTGCCATTAACGTGGTATGGTCCAGAGATGGTCAGAGTATTTCACATGCTGAACACGTGGATATTACCAAGGTCAGATATGGCAAACCAAATGCTTTTGGTAAGGTAGAAGAGTATTGGTATTCTAATGACTGGGGAGATACAAGAAAGGCTTACAACAAACCTGTTAGTTTCCCAGCATATAACCCAGATAAACCTGTAGGTTCCCAACTATTTGTTTGGAGAGGTTATGACCAAGGCACGAACATTTACCCAAAACCAGAATACACTTCTGGAATTGGATGGATCGTGTTGGATTACACTCTACAGAACTTTCATGTTAACAACGCACAAAACTCTTTCAGTCCTTCGATGTCAGTTATTCTATCAGGGCCAGTTCCTGAAAACCAGGAGGAAAGAGACTACATCTGGAAAGAAATCAAAAAGCAATACGGTGGAAGTCGTGGAGCTGGTGAAATCTTCTTGGTATTTGCTCCTGATGGATCCGAATCTGTTAAGTTAGAACCTATCTCCAACAACGACAACGACGAAAGATACTTAGCACTTGCTGAAATGACCAGGGATATGATCTTAACCTCACAACAGGTAGTTTCACCAATGCTTTTCGGAGTTAAGACCTCTGGTCAACTTGGAGGCAGACAGGAATTGTTGGATGCTTATGAACTATTCCTTAACACCACTATCAAACCAGTCCAATACATGTTCTCAGAAATCTTTAACAAACTATTTGGTTCAGAACTTGAATTTAGAGATTCAGCACCAGTAGCATTTAGATTCGGAGAAGGTCTATTAGAAAAGGTTCTTACCCAAGACGAAATGAGGGAGTTGATTGGTTATGACCCAATGGTTTCTGCAGAGGAAAGTATAACAGAAGAAATTCAAGACCCAACGGATGCTGAAGCTGCAACCAGAGACCTTGAAGAAACAAACCAACCACAAGTATGAACATAGTCCTATTCATATCGGAAAGCAATTTGGTTGACAGGTCAGACATTCTTACATCTACCTGGTCTAAACCTATTGCCAATTCGATTTACCAAATGCAACAAGCAAAGGTCTTACCCCAAGTTGGGTCAGATCTTTACAACAAGATAGCAGACCTAATTTCAGCGGGCACAATTTCTCAATCGGGTAATGAACACTACTTGGCTATGCTGACCCAGTTTATTCAGCCGGCCCTAATCTCTTTTGTTACTTCGGATGTCCTACCAAGGGTAAATTACAAAATCTCCTCACAGGGTGTAATCACGCAGGTTAACGAAACAGGACAAACAGTTGATCTACAGACCATGCAATTCCTACAGGAGAGATACGGAAACGAAGGGGAATGGTTCATGACCCAGCTTAATAATTACATGATGGAATTCCAGAACGATATTCCAGAATTGAAATCACCAACCTCTGGAGATATGAGAACTATCCTGCCAGACTACTCAACACCTTGGCACCAAAGGATTTACCTTAGAGGTCTAAACCAAAACTGGGATTTCTATGACAACTATCCATCGAACAAATAAGATGAAAGACACATTGCAATCGGTAGCAGAAGTAATAACGGACAGAACCCTAATGGTCAATTATACAGCATTGGCCGTGATTAACTTTACCCAACTGGAAATGGCACTAAAAATTGTAGTTGGGATTACTACTGTTATATGGACTGTGCTACGCATCAATGATGAGATACAAAAAATAAGAGATCGGAAGGCGAAAGGCAATTCCGACATATCTAATAAAGACTAAACACGATGAGCGGATCTTTAAAAATTCAACAAGGAGCCACGGCGGCAACACCCGGAGCAGGGTATACCACATTATATGCCAAGTCTACGGACGGGGAAATGTATGTGAAAAAATCCGACGGAACCGAAAAAAACTTAATAGGTGTAAGCGGAACCAGCGGAACCTCAGGAGTTAACGGTTCTACTGGACCCCAAGGTTTACCTGGAGCGGGTGGTGCTACTGGATATTTTGGTTCTTTCTATAGCACAGTAGACCAATCGGTTGCTACCATCAATACACCAATTAAAGTAACTCTAAATTCTACCTCTATCAATAATGGGATTACGCAGTCAGGTGGAACAGTTACTATTTCTAAAGCTGGATATTACAAACTGGTAGTAAACGCTCTTGCTTCCAATCTGGACGGTTCAGCACAAACAGTTACTTTTTGGCTTAAGTATAATGGATCTGATTTTCCTAATTCCACACACGTTGTAGATATTGCAGCACGTAAATCTGCTGGGGTTCCTAAAGAACAGCTTATTAGCTTCGAGTTCTTAGGACAAGCACTTAACGATGGAGATACAGTAGAAATATACTGGCAAAGCACATCTACCGATTTAACACTACAAGCAAGAACTGGATCTGGAGTTCCTGATTCTGCATCTATTTGGGTAAACGCAACCCAAATCGCTTATAATGGTAATGACGGAACAAGTGGTTCTTCTGGCACTTCGGGTTCATCAGGAACATCAGGCACATCGGGAGTTAACGGAGCTACCGGTGCAAACGGTTCGAGCGGAACTTCAGGTATTACCCCATTAGGTCTTTCTGCTAAAAACTTTAAAATAGCAGGTTCAGACTTTACAGAATATAGTCCGGGTTTGTGGTATTATGATTTTACTTTTACCCAAGCATTTGCTTCTACAAATTATTCAGTAGATGTCCAATATAAAGATATAGGATCACCTTCTTCTTTTGGATCGGCTTGGGTAACACTTACCCGACTATCGGTTTTTTGGGATGTAACAGATAAAACAGCATCAGGATTTAGATTAAGGATTGATTATGGTTCAGATTTTGATATCGATGTCACTGACATCTATGTTCAATGTATAGCCACTGGTGAAACAGCAGTTAGTGGCACCTCTGGAACCTCGGGTAGTTCAGGCACATCGGGAAGTAATGGTGCTACTGGAGCAGCCGGAACAAGCGGAACCTCTGGCACAACTCCAATAACAAGCACTACTTATACTTCTGGATTTTCTTTAAATTTAGTTAATCCACCCACAACGGCAAGTTTTTCTAAATCTGCTTTTTCAAGTGTTCCCGAAATTGATTTCATTTATAGAATGGAAGCAGCTTCAGATCCAACCCAATATTTGATTCTTAGGGTTACTTCTATAACGGCTACTTTAGTTAACGTTGATGTTTACCAAAGAGAAGGAACTGGAACATTCAGTTCTTGGTTATGGACTTTATCAGGTCAAAACGGAACATCAGGAACATCGGGGGTTAGTGCAGCCGATCCAGGATTAATAGCTGGAACTGGAACGGATTCAATGGAATCTGATCCTGCTCTTACAACCACAGCGGCTAATGCTTCGGCAGCCTGTGCCATTGCCTTAGGTGATAATGCAGTTGCATGTGGTATAGAAGCAGTAGGTATTGGTAGCGCTGTTCAATCGCAAGGACAATCCTCCGTATCGATAGGTAAAGGCTCAGTAGCAGTTGCGTGTGCGGTATCCTTAGGACATTCTACTTTTGCTGGTGGTCAATCATCCGTAGGTATTGGTGAATTTTCTTTCGCTAATGGAAGTGGTGCTGTAGCTATTGGACAAAATACAAGCACTGGAGCACCTGGTGGTATAGCTATTGGTCCTGGTGCCAGAGCAACAGCAACGAACAGACCTATTTCAATTGGAGAAAACGCTTGTAATGATGGTAATTACGCTGTAGCAATTGGATACCAACCAACAATCGCAGGAGACAATACGATTATAATTGGTAACACCTCTACAGAGGGAGCAGGATCAGCAAGAAATATAGCACTTGGAACTTGTGTTGCTATTGGGACATCTAAATTTGATAACATTGTAATGTCTACAAGAGCACTTGGTATAAGTGTGAATGTAAACAACAGTATTCTAATGAACACTGGTGGCAATAACGGACTTGGAAACGGAAGTTACAACGTAGTTCTTGCATCAGACGCTAACAACTTTTCTAACGGTAGCAACTCGGTTTCTATAGGTGGTAACAACCAAAACCAAGGTGGTAATTACCACATACAAATTGGTTACCAAAACCAAAATCAAGGAGGCCAGCAAACAGTCCTTATAGGTAGACAAAACTCAACCGGTTGTAACAATGCAAACTGTGTGGCTCACATTGGACATTCTAACTGCTATTCAGCACCTACTTCTTTCTCTCTTGGGTTTAGCAACACCATTGGAGCAACAGGTTCTGTAGCAATTGGGGTTAGCAATACCACTTCTCACGATGATGCTATAGTTCTTGGAAACACAGTAAGTTCGGTTGCTTCAAGTCATACACACGTAGATGGCTTATATGTAAAAACTACTCCAACTTATGCTGATAACGCGGCAGCCAAAGGAGGTGGTTTATTGGACGGTATGGTCTATAGAACAGCTACTGGAACACTACAAATAGTTTACACCTAAAAAATACAAATAAAAAAAGAATATGATAACTTCACCAGATTCATTACAAACTTGGGACTCAGTTAGCTATACACAAGCGATGGCTCAAGCCCTACAGTATGCAAGTTCTCAGAATATCGAAGAAATTACCCCAGGGGCAACTTCTGGAAGTATTTCAGGAGTAGCAAGTTATGCTTTGCTTTTAACTGATGCTGCTGATGTAGCTTTGACTACTGCCGGTGGACAAACCCTAACAGTTAGTCTTCCAGCTGGATATCAGCCATTAAGAATTAGCAATGTAACTTCAGTTTCTGCAGGAACGGCTTACGCACTTTACTAAACTATGTTAAACCTTAACCTCAATACAACAAGTTCTAATCTTGGTGAGGTTGTAAGACCTCCCTGGAATGGACCAGCAACAGCAATTGCCGGTGCACAGTTTTTTTATTCAGCAGAATATGCCCCAGATTTCTATGACTTGTCAGGTAATGGTAATCACGGAACTATATTGGATAATGGTCAACCAGGAACATCCTCAATTACCAACGTTACTACAAACGGTCCACGCTGGGAATTTAGAGCAACCCAAGGAGGTTCAGCAAAAACTGTTAGAACTGGATATTCACCACCTGCCCATTCTCCATCTGACAAATATGGATTTTTGGCAATTTTTAAGAAAAACACTACCAATGTTTCTCAAAACATACTTAATTCCAATGATGGAACCGGTAGGTATCAGTTATTTGTAAACCAATCTAACCAATTGGTATATGTAAGAAATTACGGTAGCTCAAACATACAAATGAATTGGGGAACAAATCCAGGTCAGACGAATTACAAACTTTATAATTATCTGTATATTGGTGATGAAAGTTCTACAGAACACAGGTTTAGGGTAAACACTTCTGAAGTCGCTACCAGCGGAACTGCAATTAGCACTACAAACCAAGGTGAATTTACTATAGGATATTCGGGGACCAATGTAAACCAATATAACGATTTCGACTTGGTAGCGGTTGGATATAAAGAAGGATCATATTTCAACCCAGGAAATGTTAATGACCTTATTTCTTATTACAACAGTATTTACAATTATCCAGGATTTTAATTATGACACAGCAAGAAATAAACGATTACTTTAGTGGTGCAGGGTATACCCCAAACGGGGATAACACCTGGGTAGATGCTACTGGTCAATTCACTTTTGTAGCAGGACCAGACCAATTATCAATGTCTTATCCTGGACCACCAGAATATGATTCAGTTATAAGAAATCAGTTTTTGATTACAGTTGATATGTTAGAGGCATTTATTGTTAATTCGGAAGATGCTGCTTTAAACCCACCAGGAATATAAAAAACAGTTATGCTTAATCTAAATTTAAATCTTAATAGTTCTTCGGCTCTGGCGGCACCGGAACCTTTTGTTTGTCCTTCACCTTTAGTTTCTACATCATCTATAATGGCATATTATAAATTCGATGGGGATTATACTAAAACCCTTGGTGAGGCATTTTTTGGAACTATATCTCCTGTTAATGTTTCTTTAACTTCAGGTAAATTTGGACAGGCAGCTGCTTTTAATGGAAGCAGCTCTTATTTTCCATTTGGAAATAATAACACGATGGAACCTGTTGGAACTGGTGGTTGGACTTATAGTTTTTGGATTTACTTAAATTCACAAGTTGGTGATATGAGTGTTTGGGATAAAAGGGTTCCAGGCACATCGGGTATGAGAATTCTTTTAAGAACTTCTATAAATGCTATTCTAATTACAAACAATGTTCAAAATATGGCTATTCTCGGAATTCCTTGGACTACAAATACGTGGACC